GCAATTTGGGGCTTCGGTATGATTACTGGAGAATCCCGTGTTGTTATCAACACTCTCGGTGGCTCAGTAGGCTGATCATAATTTAATGTAATGTGGATGGGGCAACCCCCCATCCATGTAACAACTACACAAAAAGGAACAAAACATGGCCCGTGAAAAAAAAGAAATTAAAGAATTTGTTGAAGAAGAAGTAACAGAAGAATCTTCAGCAGTTTCTGACACAGCAGAGATTCTTGATGCAAACACCAAAGAAGATATGGTGTCAGCAAGAGTCAAAGGTACTTGGGTTATGTTTTGGAGCAAGTCAAGCTATTCGTTTAAAGACGGAGAGCGTTACAACATTCCGCGTGACTTGTACAATTATCTAAGGAACGCAGGAAACATCTACGACACACTTTGAGGTATAAACAATGACAGGATTTATAGTACCGAACGCAAAACAATTTGGTGTATCAATCCAAAGTTTAGACCAAGCAGAGCCAGACTCGTTAGATTTTGAAATTGTAGGAAACAACCGATACGCAGTTCTTTCGGGGTTAACTGCAACCTTTTCAGCAAGTGGCACCGGTTCAGCTATTGTCGCCGCTGGTGATGTAATCATTGATGGTACTTACGGTGCTGTTGCTGGGGCTACTTTAACATTATCTGCTGCTGTTGCTGACCCTCGCTTTGATTTAATTGTTGCGCAAAATAGTTCTGGAACGTTTGCCCTAAACACAATTGTAGGAACTGCTGATGCAACTAACCCTGTATTCCCAACAGTCGCATCCACTCAAATTGTGCTGTACGCTTTGTACCGAAAATCTGGGGAAACTTTTGGCAACAACAGCGTTGTAGACAAACGTAAGTTAACATCTACAATTATTCGCAGTGGTACAGCAGTTCCAACAATGGCAGCAGTAGACGGAGATTTGTATGTTAGAACTGGAAACACTCCAGCTGCAGGACAATCCTCGCTGTATGTAAGACAATCTGGTTCTTGGCAAAACTTAGGAACTTACATAGTATCTAGTGACGCTCCCTTAAACCCATTTTTGCTTGTTGGTTTGTGAGCGAGGAACTTCTTCCTACTCCTACGGGAACTGTTGCCGACATTACAAGAGTTCGCCGCGTGTCTGTGCGCCGCTTCAGAGAACAGCAACCCGCAATGGGTCAAGAACTTCAAGACACCGTTCCAGGTTCTGGTTCTGGTGATCAATAATAAAGTAAACTGTAGCTATGCCAATAACGTACAACCCTACATCTGTTGATCAAATTACAAATATTGCTAGAAACTTTTTAAGAGATTTTCCAAAATTCTTTCAAGTGTCATTTGACGCGGTAGGGCGTACTTACGAACTTGGAAATCCAAACATAGACGCTACAACTTTGTGGGTTGCTACCTACACATCCGGCTCACCAACAGTAGTGGGCACAAACACCTCGGCAGGCACTTACTATTCGTTGGATGCTAGAAATGGCATTTTACGATTCAACACAACCCCAGCAGCAAACACTAAAATTCTTGTTGAAGGTTACTACTACGAATGGGTGTTGCCTTCAGACCTTGATTTTTACGCGGTCCACGCAATTGACCAGCATGTGTACAACCTAGATTTACCTGTTGAAAGCATGTCGGCAATTGTAATTGACACCATCGGTATGAGTTGTGTAGTAGAAGCTTTGTGGGGTTTGCTTACTGAATACAGCCGCGACATTGATATTACAACGTCTGAATCAGTTCATATACCTGCAAGCCAAAGGTTTAGAATGGTGCAAAGCCTCCTTGAGTATTGGCAAAAACAATATGAAAGACAAGCCAAGGCTCTTAACATTGGGCTTGAGCGAATTGAAATAATGAATTTGCGCCGCGTGTCTAGAAGCACAAATAGATTCGTCCCTATCTACAAATCAAAAGAACTTGGTGAATACGGTCCAATTGAACGAGTATTCCCAGAAATAAGCGAAGGAAAAATTAGTATTGAAGAACCTGAAGACAAACAACTTAACGACGTTTTTGTTGATATTGAACTTGGGACAACAGTAAATTCATCCGCTATTTACGGGATGTAGAGCATGGATAGCCGTAGAGAACTTGCCCACATTCGCAAGAACTATCGTCAGTACCATCGTCAAGTTGGGGAAACTATTGCATGGTTTAGTTTTATTCCATTCTCTGGTGGCGGTGGAAGTTCCTACGATGATGTCTACGACGAAGGAGGGTTAGGCGGAGGCGGCAAAAAATACAAAAACAAAGTCATTGTTCCCGTCTTGATGGTAACCGAAACCGAAGACACTAAACGAGCTATCCCAGAAGGTCGGCAGCCAGTTCAGGTAGTAAACATTGTTATGTCAATTGCGGATATGCGCGAGGCTGGAATAGAAGAACCGTTTGAGTATCAGCGGCATTTAAATGATATGTTCATGTATGACGCTAGGTACTACACCATAACAATGTACAGGGTTCGTGGACGAGCACGAGATGACGTTTTGGTGGTTGTTGAAGGGCTTGAAATTTATGTTGGAGATGAAATGCCTAACGACCCAGGACCAAATGCATTGGCGGTAACAGATCTACCGTGGCCAACTGCGTTGCCATCTCTTACCTGATAAACTGTAAGTGCTTAGCGTGCGCTAAGCAATACAACGCCTAGGACTAAAGGAGTGCCAATGACTGGCAAGCCAACTTCATCTGCAACCTCCCGTCCTGTCATTGAAGGTGTTCCTGCTCCTATTGGTTACCTAGCCGAACTTTTTGTAAATTTTGAACATCATCTGGGGCGCATCATGAACGCCGAGATGGTCAAAGAAACAAAGAGAATCCGTAAAGCCCTTATCCAAAAAGAACCTAAATGGAAAGATATAGCCAAACAACTTGATGTGTATTGGGACCCACAAACATTGAGTTTTTCGTATGCGCTAAACACAACGGAAGCAAGAAACACGTTTAAGCAATTAGAATACGGCCCACCGGCTAAGTCTTTGCTTAGGCACGAAATTCTAGAACTAAACAAAACCCTTGGCGTTGAGATTAACAACGCTGTAAACAAGTTTTTAGGCAACAAATGAAAACTGGGTTTTTACTTGCTGAGGATGAAGCTATTAAACTTAGGTTTTCTAATGTTTTTGTTACTGATGACCGAAATGCGCAACGTCCTGTTAAGGTCTTTTTTAGGTATCCAGACTCAGAAACAGAACGAGACTATCCGTTTATCACCATTGAGCTGATTGATATCTTGCACGCAACAGACAGGCAACATTCATACGTTGATCTGTATTCTGGAAATGCAGGTGGTTGGTCTATAGACAGCCCAGCATACGTTAATTACTTACCTAGTCTTGCAAGTACTATTAACGGATCTTCTACCTCTACTTTTAAGAAAATTCCAGATTTTATACCCGTTGACCTTTTGTATCAGGTATCTACATACTGCCGCACCGCTTTGCATGACCGTCAATTGACAGCTAGGTTTTTGCAGAAAGTTGTTCCCTTTAGGTTTAACAGTATTGCCGTAGAAGCAGACCAAACCACTAGGCGATTTGACATGCTGGACTGGACCAATGCCGACCTGTTGGACCAAGAGTCTGGCTTTAGAAAACGTATATTTCGCAAGGTGTACACGCTAAAAATGTCGGCAGAGATAAGCGATGCTACCCTTTCTAACATTACCACCGTCAAACCCGTGGCTACAATTAATAGTACAATTAGTGATCAATTATATGTTTTTAATCCGTAATTCATTGTCCACATTACAAATAAATAGGAGTTATCATGGCATATGAGCGTCCAGGAGTATACGTATCAGAATCAACGTTTACTACCAACATTCAAACAAACACAGGAATCACGGCAGCCGCTTTTTTAGGTTTGGCTGAACGCGGTCCAACCACCACACCAGCACTTGTCACAAGTTGGAATCAATACACAAGTTTGTTTGGTGCTTTAAACAACACCTACCATTTAGGTTATGCAGTTTACCAATTTTTTGCAAATGGTGGGCAACAAGCGTATGTTTGCCGAGTAGTTGACTCTTCAGCAGTTGTCGCAACAAGTACTCTACAAGGAACACCTTCAGGTGGCTCAGCAGCAGATATCTGGGTACTCAAAGCCAAGTCAGTTGGTGTTTGGGGAAATAGTCTCACTGTAAATTACACATTTGACACTACAACATTGACTACACACTTGTCGGCGCCTAAATTTACAAAAAACACATTGTTTACGATTACTGTAAGTGTTGGCGGAACGCAAGTAGAAGAATGGTCAAACGTTTCAGTTGATCCTGAAAACAACAGATACATTACAACAGTTCTTGACCTGTATTCGTCGTATATCACAACACAATCTGTTGCTACAGTTGCTGTGGGTGTTGAGTTAGTTATTGGTGGTATGACAGTAGGCGACTATGAAGTATCTGGAGTTTTTGCGTCAGGTAGTGAAGGCAACGGCGCCATTGACTCAGCTGACTGGACAACAGCGTCAAACACATACGACACAATTCCTCAATCATTAATTTTTAACTTAGTTGGACAAACAGACTCTACAATTGTAAACAACGGCATTGCTAAAATGGTTACCCGTGGCAATTCGTTTTTGGTAGTTGATACTCCGCTTGGAGCACTAACTAAATCTGCGTTAAGTTCGGCAGTAGCTAGTTACACTCAATCAAGTTACGCAGCAATCTACGGTCCTGCTCTTAAAATGTACGATCCAACAAAAACTGGGGCTGCAGCAATTCGCACTACTTTCCCAGGTGGTGCAGTGGTGGGTGCAATGGTTCGTTCTGAGGTTTCTCGTGGCGTAGCCAAAGCACCTGCTGGTTACGGTTTAGATTTGCGCAACGTTTTTGGTCTTGTCGCAAACCTTACGGAAGCTGAGCAAGGTTCTTTGTACAAGACTGAGCAAATGAACGTGTTTTCTATCGTTCCTGGAGTTGGCGCCATCATTAACGGCGCCCGTACCCAACAACGAAACGCAAGCACAAAATTCATTACTGTTCGTCGTTCACTTAACTTCCTTAAGCAAGCACTTAAAGACTCAACTGCATATGCTTTGTTTGAGCCTAATGACGCTCGTCTATACGAAGATCTTACGGTTCGCATTACTTCACTACTTACAACCTTCTGGGGATCTGGTGGTTTGAAGGGAAAAACAACGGGTGAAGCTTTTTATGTAGTATGTAACAGTTCAAACAACTCGGAACAATCAGTAGAAAACGGAATAGTAAACATTCAAGTTGGTGTCGCTTTGCAAACTCCAGCAGAATTTATTGTAATTAATATCAGCCAGTTCACTGGCGGATCAACAGCAACTTCAATATAGGAGATAAACATGGCAGTTAATTCTGTAAAAACGACAAGAACAGATCCACTTCGTAATTTTAAGTTTACGGTTAAGTTTGTTCCACTTGACGATGAACTTAGAAACATGACTACAGGAATTGGCGATCTTGGTTTTGCCCAAATGGGCGGCCTTTCAGTTCAAAACGAATTGATTGCCTATCGTGAAGGTGGGATGAATACACACCCTCACAAGATGGTCGGTCAGTCGGACTTCCCACCAATCTCGTTTGCACGTGGAGCTTTTGCTGAACAAGACTCGTTGTACAAGTGGCAACGCTTTATGCACGCATGGCTTGGCGGCGGAGTTGAAGGCATCCAAGGTGGTGCGCAAGGAGATGGCACAAACTATCGTTGCAACATTCTCGTGAAAGTGTTTGACCATCCGTACACCGCTACTGGCGTTCAGTACCAATACAACACTGACGGTGCCAGCCCAGTAGTTCCTGGAACACCAAAACTTGCATTTAAGATTTTTAATGCTTGGCCAGGTGCTTATGGACTTAGCGACCTTAACGCTGGCGACAACGGCATTATGATTCAACAGTTAAACATTCACCATGAAGGTTTCCAGATAGCCTGGAGTCCAGGAGAAATTACTACACTCGCAGCATCTTCTTAATAACACGTACAACATAGGAGCACAAAATGAATACTAAAAATGATGCCGCGGCAATAAACGCGGCTATGGCTGACCCAGTTCCACGCATTCAACTTACACCAAACACCACGGTTGAATTATTTCGTGGGGTCTTTAGCGACAAAACTAACGAATGGGAAACCACAACGGTAGTAAAAGAACTGACTGGCGAAGACGAAGAAGCTTTGGCTGCGTTGGATGCTGATGGTGACCTTCTGTACGCCCAGTACATGTCAGCACTTTTAAAGAGAAGTGTTGTGTCTGTTGGAAACACAAAAATAACCGAAAACCCATCAATCATTGATGAGTTGATTTTAGGAGATCGCGATACTTTGTTTTTGGCAACGGTCACGGCTACCTATGGGGATAATCGTGAGTACCAAATTAATTGTCCTCATTGTAAGAAATCAAACGACGTCCTTATTGACCTAAAAGGTTTTCCTACAAAAGAAACAAAACTAGATGCAAAAGCATCTATATCTGTCACACTGCGTAGTGGTGAAGTACAAGAATTTCGTTTAGTAACAGGTGGGGACAGCCAAGCTGTAAGCAAAAAAGCAAACAGCGTCCCTGAACAAAACACGGTTCTCATAGCACGATGTGCTTTGTGGGATGACAAAGAAAAACCAAGAGATGTTGAAAAATGGGCTAAAAAACTTGGCATGAAAGATCGTGCTGTAATTATTGACAAACTGCTTGAAGCACAACCTGGCCCAGAAATCAAGGAGGTGGAAGCCCTCTGTGCCCATTGCGAAAAACCTTTTCCAATTGCACTTAATTGGGCCTCCCTTTTATTCGGCTAATATAGTACATACATATTGGGACTACGATTCAATCGCATCTGTTTACAAGGGCTTCTCGCTCAGTGATATAAAATTGATGACCGTGCGCCAGCGCAACTATTGGTCAGACATGAGTAAATGGAGAAAATCGGGGTAACGATGGCAGAAAAAAATCTAGGTGATCTAAAAGCCAAATTTAAAGTTGACGTTGACCAAGTTACCAAGCTGGTCAAGGGTGTTACAGACATGCGCAAAGACTTTGAAGGCATGGAAAAACAATTAGTTAAAGTAAACAAACAGCTAAATGACGTGTTTAAAAACTTAACTAAAATTAAAGGAGTAGGAGGACTTTCAGGAGGTCTTGGAGGCGGAACAACACCAGCGGGAGGTCACCCACTTCCTTTAGGTGATCCTAAAACACAAACGCCAACAATGCCTTCATCAGTTACTAACACTCAAACATTTACTGCCGCCCCAGCTACTATGGTCTATAAACCCAGTGGAGGTGGCGGTGCTCTCCCAGCCGCGTCAAGAATGGGAATGGGAATAACTATGGCTGGGCAGGCAGTTGCCGCCGCACTTGAAGTAATGAACCGAAGAATGGATTCTAATTATGATCGTTCGTTGTCTGTTGACAAGTTAGGTGTTTACTACCAACAAAATAAAGGCATAACACAACAAAACTACGTTGACCAAATGCGCAAACCATTGGTCAATCAACGATTGGGCTACGGTGGAATAAATACGATGCTTGCATTGCAAGCATCAACTGGTATAAATGCTGCAACAAACGCATCCGGTTTTGCTGCGCAAAGAGCGCTATCAGGGTACTCAATCGGAACAGACCAGCTTGCGCAACAAGCCGCAACCCTTGCTGGACCTGCTGCCAACAATCGCATGACCATGATGTTAGGTACTGGCATGTACGGTCTTGGTGGAAAACAAAAGACATCAATGCAAGTAATGCAAGATGTTGTTCAACGCACAGGTTTAACTGACCCAAATCGTCTTAAAGGCGCTCGTCAATTAGGGTCAAACACACGCGCAATGCTTCTTGCTTCTGGAGTTCCTGAAGACATGGTTGACCAGTATTTAGACTATGCAGAAGCCAACAACAATTTTCAAAAAAAGACTGGGTCAAAATCAATGTATGATCCGTCAACTTTGAAAGACCGAAAAGTTATGGGCATTGAAGATAATTTTTCAACTCAAGCCGAAGAAACTGCTAGAACAAAAGAACAACGTGACGAAAACTTTTACAACAGGCAAAAAGACAATTTGGCTCAGTTTGAACAAAACATTCAAGGAGTTACTGAGGCGCTCGGAAAACTTGAAGACGGATTAAGCACTATTGTTGGTGCAAACATTTCTTCACGAGGCAGCCTTCTTAGAAAAGCAGGGGGAATAGCAATGATGGCTGGAGGTGCAGCAATTGGTGCTGGTCTTACGCCGTTTACTGGTGGCGCGTCCCTAGCTGTTGGCGGAGCAATGATCGCAAGTGGTTCTGCCTTGATGGGTGATCCTGAAAAATCAACAAAATCCCCAGCCGGTAAGGGCGGAAGCATTTTGTACGGGTATAACAAACCTGCAGAAAGGAAGAGCATAGGAGAAGTGCAAAACACTGCAGGGTTTAGAAATTTAAATTCTACGTTTAGAGATCGCTTGCTAAGAATGTTTGAAGCCAACCCCGCAGTCGGCCTTGGCTCAGGCCACCGTTCAGAATCAGAACAAGAACGTTTGTTTTTGTCACGTTACTCAGAAGTAACTGATGGTAGTAAAGGTGACGCAACATACAAAGGCAAACAATACAAACGCCACTCTGGTGCAACAGTTGCTCCTCCAGGAAGGTCAATGCACGAAGTAGGTTTAGCCGCAGACTTAGTAGGCGATTTTGATTGGGTTGCTAAACACGCCCACGAATTTGGTTTAAAAACAATTGATGGTTTAAACGAACCTTGGCACGTTCAACCAGCCGAACTTCCAGACTCTCGTTACGAGTGGGAAAAACAAGGTTCTAAATTTGGACATCCACCAGGCACATCTAAGGGTGAGGTGGGGACTGATTCATCAACTGGTGGTCCAGAAGGTACAAACGTTGTTGGCGATAAAGTAATTAATGGGTCATCACTTGCTGGTGCAATAGAAACATTTAATCAAACATCAATCGCGGGTATTGTGGGCGCTGGTGCGCAATATGACGCAATGAGTGGTGGCGTAGGTGGTAATACTTCGTCAAGTGCAGCGTTAAACGAAAACCCTAGCTCTACCCCAACGTCTAAAGGTTCTGGTGTGTCGGGCACAATGGACCCAGTAGAGATGGCACAAATAATGTTGCGCAGAAAATTTCCTAAAGAAGCAATTGCAAAAATGTTGGCAATCTCTTACCGAGAATCACGATGGCAACCTGGTGTGCGCAAAAACGATGACGTAGAAGATTCATTTGGTTTATTTCAAATTAACATGAAAGGAAACCTTGGGCCTGTTCGCAGAGGTCACTATGGGTTATCAAGTAACGAAGAATTGTTTGATCCACTTATGAATATTAAAGCTGCTCGCATTTTGTTTGGAGATGGGCAGGGTATTAAGCACTGGGGAATTGATGGAGACCCTATGCACAACACTGCTGAAGGAATGCCTAAAGCAATAGCTGCAGCTCAGGCTGTAGGCATTGACAGCATTGGCGACCCTACTTTTGCTGAACCAACTCGTGGTGGTGGAAACGTCACCGTCGGTGGAGCAACAACTGTTACTATTGCTCCAAACATTTATGTAACATCGTCTGGCAGTACCGCATCAGACGCACAACAGATGGCGTTGGAATTAGCTAGGTTATTGGACAACAACCTTAAACGAGAATTACTAAGGAGTGTGTAGTGGCTGTAGACCCAGAAGACACAAGGAAAAGAAACATCGCTAAAAATTCAGCAGCGATTAATATTGCACCCATCTCAACAGGCACCGCAGATTCTACAGAACGCTCAATAGTTAAAGCCACTCTTACTAACACCTTAAATGAACCTCCGCGTACTTCATTAGATAACCCACCTTTTATTTTTCCTGGTCCAACAATTAAAATTGCAACAACTAACCAAACCTACAGACCTAAACGTGGTTACATACGTAGATTAAATGAGTTCTATTCAAAGATGGGACCTGAAGCAAAATCTATTACAGGACGCCGTTGTAACTTTCAATTTCAACCAGAAACAATAGTGCGCACTGTGGGAGCACAATCAACGGACACTCAATTCTTTTTTAATCAAGACCCGGCCCAACTTTCTGTTCCAATCCCAGGGCAATCAACCTACAACATAACATTAATGTTTAACCGAGAAGCAGAAGTGGCCTCTGGAAAATTTATACCTGGATCACTTGGCATCCTGTCTCAAAGCAAAAACCTTAGAAGCCCCAAGGAACTTGAATTTAATGTATCCAAATTTATTACTGGAGATTACCAACCAGAATGGGTTTGTAGTATTGGAGTTCTTGCAGACATCATGGTGTTAGACGGGGTAATCGGTCAAGGAATTAGCACTGAGACTATTAATATTTTAAATACTATTAGTACTTCCCAAGCAGCGACCACGGCAAAAGACAGCACTGCAACGGCGGAAGAACAAAAACAAGCACAAGATGTCCTAGCTAAGGAAAATAAAAAGGTTGAATATTGGACGCAAGATGCCGCCACCAACCCCAACTTAGGTAACACGGCGTTTTTGGTTCCTACACCAGTGCGCATAATGCTATCTAGCATGATGATGATTGAAGGCTTTATCACAAGTAGTTCTGTTAACTTTCACAAATTTTCAAAAAACTACATTCCAACTCAATGCCGCGTTGATTTGACCGTTCAAGCTTTGTACATTGGCTTTGCTAAAGATCAAACAATGTTAACTCAAGACACTCCTTTATCTTTGAATAGTGGTGGTTCTGGACCTGACGAAGTAACCGTGGTGGAAAAAGATGGAACCATACTTAAAAACACACAAGCAGGAATAGATAATTTCTTTAAGACTTGTAAATTTAACGAAGACCTTATTCCAAAAAACGCTATTTTTCTTACAGGAACACAGGGGTTTACCAGTGGTGTTTTTCACAGTAATTTGTTAATGTCATTAACCTCCCCTGTTGGAGAAGAATTTTACAAACTGTACACCAGTGCTAATGGTGGAGAAGTTACTTGGTTTTGGGAAGCAAAAATTAAA